GCTTCGGCTAAGGTTAGATGAACGGGAGTTCGCTCTCGAGGAGGGACAGCAAGTGGCGTCCGTTTGGATGGACTGTCTTAAGATGGAACGTCGCCCATTGGCTAAGATAGCCTCTGGGAGCACGAGATCTTTCAGTATCGCTCCGCTGGACTACTTGATAGTATGCCGACGGTACTTTCTCGCGTTCTCGATGGCAATCATGGCGGACAGGTGTAACAACTTTTGTTCCGTCGGAATTAACCCTTTGGGCTACGAATGGACTGACCTCTATTACCGACTTGGTTCGGTCGGAGTTCGTGGGTTTGATGCTGATTATCGTCACTTCGATGCTATAGTCGCTCCAGAACTTGTTGCTTTGTTCACTTCTGTTGTGAACGAGTGGTATGCTGATGGAGATGGCTTGGCTCGTCGTGTCCTTATGACGGAGATGACCCACACTCTTACCCTTCTCTTTGACTGTCTGTATATGAAGCATCAGGGTCTCCCGAGCGGCCACCCACTCACCGTTATCGTCAATTGCTTCGTCAACGCGTTTTATATCCGCTATGCGTACTATCGCATCGTGCCGGATCAACTTGCGTTGCACGAGAGTTTTAGACGGGAGGTTTGTTGTGTGGTCTACGGAGACGATCTTCTGTTAGTTCAGTCTCAAGAGATGAACGAACTGTTTACCTTTGGTGCCTTTCAGAGTGAAATGGCACAACTCGGCATCGTCGTAACTGATGGACGTAAGTCCCAAAGCGTTGCCCACTTGTCTCTTAATGAGATGACTTTCCTGAAGAGAGCCTTTGTACGGCTCGCTCCCTTCGATATCAGAGGGGGTTTAGATAAGAAGGTCATCTTTGAGATGATTCAGTGGGTGCGTGCAGGGGCCCCAGTTGATGAGGCGATGTACGAAAACATTGGTGCTGCTTTGCGAGAAGCGTACCAATGGGGACCTGAGTTTTTCAACGAGTTCAAGTCCGTCGTGAATTCTGCCCTTAGCCAGGTGGATATGAGACGGGTCGGAACTACGTACGAAGAAGTCGGCAGAGTAGCCTCTGCTGGACTTTAGAGTATTCTTTTCAATGCTAAATTAAATGCATACAGTACATGGCTTGTGTCGTGTCAATGTTATTTGTTTGTGCTAGTTAGCCTCCTGTATGGTTAGTTTAGTGTTGATTTGGTTTACTGGTTAG